GAAAAAAGAAGCATACGATATGGTGCTTGACTATCTCCTCTCTGAGGGACATGTAGAGACCGTAGAAGAAGCACATTACGTCATGCTCCAGATGACCTCTGAGCACGTCCAGGACATTGTAGAAGGTGTGGGATATTCTAATCCCAGTGTTGGTGGTAAACCAGTCATGAACCCTAAAGGACATCCCAAAGCAGGCGAACCCATGTCTTTCAATAAGGCAGAAACTGATGGTGTAAACGAGTATAGAAAGGCAAGCAAAAAGGCTGGTAAGAAAATCTACGCAGACGAACCACTACCTAAAAAATGAAGACGTATAAGCAGTTCTCAGAACACCTTTATTCTGAAGATGTTATGGATTGGTGGAACAAGGGCAAAAATGTTCGTGTTCCCAATGAGAATAAAGCGTCTTGGAATAACTTGATGAAAGATGATGTGAAGCAACTTACACGTTCTAATAAATCTTTCAAAGCGGGTGAAAAAGGTATAAGGGGATTGAGACCCCTCAGTGCATTCACACCCAGAATGATTAGGACTGGACCTACTCCAGCAGTTCGTCAGGCGGTGGAGAGACCTCTGAGAAGTGCTAAAAAAGTTTTACAGGTAGGCGGTGCTATTGGTACAGCTTTACTAGGGCTTGACAAATTCAAGTAAAGTCAATAGACTAGGTTTGTCCCGGTTAAAGATAAATAATAACTTAATATTATAAATATAGTATGAGTTATGAGAATCCCTGGTGTTTTAGGGGACAACCTTTTTTATCTGAGGATATTGACGATAACTTCGGTTTTGTCTATCTTATTACAAATACACGATCGGGTAAAAGGTACATCGGTAGAAAGTACTTCTGGTCATTCAGAAAACCACCTGGTAAAAAGAGGAGAGTGAAACAGGAATCTGATTGGCAAAAGTATTACGGTTCTTGTCCAGAATTAAAAGAAGATCTCAATCTATACGGCAAAGAGATTTTCAATAGAGAAATTTTAAGTCTTCACGATACAAAGGGTAACTGTAATTACGAAGAGACAAAGCAGTTATTCTTAAATAATGTCTTAAGCGAAGCTCTTGACGATGGGTCACCTGCATACTATAATGCTAACATCCTAGGCCGTTACATGCGTAAAGACTATGGTAACTTTGGAAGAGACCTGTCTAAAGACAACTGACTGGTCAATTGATCGCATACATACTCTCTGTGAATCCAATAACTTTACTAGCATTGAGGACGCTTTTGCAATTCATGGTGAATTTTGTGAGTGGTTGGACCCAAATTTTCTAACTCATGACATAATCTCACTAGAATACATAGGAGACAAGCATGACGACTAGTCACGGACCTTCTAAAGAATTTAAGGATAGAATTTTAGAAGAATGTAAAAGGTTGAATAACGCGGGCGAGCACATTGAGGCATCGCATCTCTTTAGAACTTACTTCCCTGAGGAGGAAAAATTAATTTATGATAATTGAACTATTATTAGCATTAACTCCATCTGATTATCAACATTTGGCAAAGGTTGTACAGGTTGAAGCAGCATCAAATACACCAGATGAATTTTGTGTTGCTGCATCTGTGCTTAACAGAGTAGCATCTGATAGATTTCCAAATACGGTTTCTGGAGTGGTCTATGCCCCAGGTCAGTACGAGGGTATATATACTAAAAAATCAATTCTCCCGAATCCAAAACTTGTAGAGAGGTTAAGCTCTGTACAGGGCAGGAATAATATATTATTATGGTCAAGGGTTCTCAATGGTAGAACCGATTACAAAGGGCAATCTATGTTGAGATATCGGGTTTCTTCTGAAGATCCGATGTGTCATTCCAAAGGAAACTTCTATCACTATTATTGGCAGTAATGAAATTTAAGGAACTACTTCGTGGTGCATAATAAAAAATGACAGAAGACTGGAGATTTACTGACGAACGTATGCAGTTGAGAGCTGCTGTGTTTCGTGCTCTACAACATCACCTTGACGAGAACTGTAGAGCAGTATATGAGTTTTGCCATAATTGGGTAAGTCAAGGTAATAAAGATACAACTAACATTGAATTTTATTTTCAGGAGTACTTACGTGATGTTCATCAAGAAAATGTCTGGAAACTTGAGAGTTGCCTTAACATCAATCCTCATGAGCAGTTGCTTCCTCGTACCGACGATGAGGGTGGAGAGCAAGACAATTCAACTGACAGATCCAATTAAAGAGGAAGAGCACTTCACTCCTCATGCTCAGGGATGCATGTTGCTTCAAGAATGTACAGATCATGTCAAAGAACTCAAAACAGTTTCAGATCTCAATAAAGATAACTACCTGGTTAATGTTGATTATAGTCTTGTTGCTGATGAGTTTAATTCTCTCGTCCGATCACTTAATACAGTCGGAGCTAAAGTTTTTCTAGCAGATTCACGATACTTTCCATCTGGTCATCGGGGTGTTTATCACACTGTAAGTAATAACTTTTTTCTGAATGTTGATTACATGCGTCGTACTGGCACATTGATGTCTGTGATGCGTCATGAAGGATGGCACGCTGCTCAAGACTGTATGGCAGGTACTATTGACAATAGTTTGATTGCTATTATTCATCATGAAGATGATGTTCCTCAGATGTGGCAAGAGATGGCACGGAGAGCATACATATTACAACCTTCTGCTATTCCTTGGGAGAAAGAAGCAATTTGGGCAGGTAAAACTGAAGGCATGACTGCTAGGGCACTTGAGTCTTGTGCTCGTGGAACTATGTGGACTGACTACGATCCCACTCCTATGACACGAGAGTGGTTAGTAGAAAATGGATACATTAAAGAGTAATGTATACTATTTGGATTCATGCTAAAGCATTCTTTGCTGTTGTAGTGGTGAGTTGTGCTCATCCTGTTAATTGGGAGCAATGCATTAGGGTGGATCAGTGGTTATTACCAGAACTGAGTCATGCTTGGCAGATAAAAACTGGTGAGTATGTGCCCTATCAACAAGAGAAAGAGTATCTAGACTATAAATAAAGATGCCTCGCATTGCTATCAATGCCCGAAGAAGTTAAGGTCGAAGAGACTAAAAAGGAAGATTCAAAGAAGAAAGGTCCATTGGGAAAGTTGAAGGAAAAGGTTGAAGACTCTGAGGAGCATCTTGCTATTCTTTCAACCTTCGTCCGTCTTGGTATTCTTGTCTGGTCTGGCGGTATTCTCACACTGAACTATGTAACGATCCCTGGTTTCCCACAAGGGAAGATTGATCCGACTTTTATCGCAAGTGTCTTTACTGGAGTTTTAGCTACGTTCGGAGTCCAAACGGCAAAGAAATCTGGTGATGGTACTATGAAAATGAATGGTGCCAGTGGTGCTGCTGGTGCTGCTGGCGGAATCACTAAGGCAGATCTCGAAAGATTGATTGCTGCTGCATCCCAAACTGCACCTGCTCAGACCATTAGAGTTGAGCAAGGACCAATCAAAATTGTAACCGATTCCGATCAACCCCCTTACAAGATGTAAATATGGCCAATCAAAAATCACCATTTAAGTGGGTAGTTCTGACAGTGGGGACACTGTTTGGGATTGCTCATATTGGTGTCTTGGGTCATTTGATTAATAATAAAGCAATCAATTATCCAGATATTCATTTCCCAAATGGTGACTATTCATCTTATAATGTTGAGGGTAATCGAGACGGATATAGGATTGAATATAAAGCAAACGATCCTGCTATTTTAGAATCAAGTAGAAGTCTTCAACTTAATAAGGATAAGCGTGGTTGGTTTGGACCGACCACTGAAGATCGCCGTGAGTATCGCAGTGATCAATATACGATGGATGGCACCCGCAATATGGGAGGTGCAGTTGATGCTGAGGGAAAGTCCCTTGCAAAAAGCGAAGAGTGTATCAGGGCGGACGCTGGCGCACGAAGTCAAGGTGCGATGGCAGGGACCGCAGTTAGTGCTGGTTTAGTTGTACCTGCAGTTAGTGGTATTCCTTATATTGGATGGTTGGCATCTGGATGGGCAATGCTTTTAGGTAACAAGGCAGGTTCAGAACTTGGTGCTGAAATTGGTTCTACATTTAATGATTGTTAATGAAATTTGAATTAGATATGGATGACTACACAATCATCCTCAATGCATTACACTATTACAAGAAGGTTGAGAAACGAGAAAACTTCAAGCAGTATGATGAGAAACGTATTAATAAGTTGAGAGATAAAATGGCATATCAATTAGTTCCTAGTCCCAATAGTAAAAAATGAATTTATTATTACGTCCTTTGGATAATATGAATGATCCTGTATGGTCAGTGATCTTTATGGTATTCCTTGCTGTCGCAGGGTCATTCTATTGTATCTACTATATACTAAGAGAAGCATTTGCTGAATTGGACGATGGCAGATCAAATCAACCAGAAAGATGCGAACCAGGACCAGCAGATAGCACTCCTGTCACACAGGATTGAGGACGCTGAGAAAACTCAAGAAGAGTTTCGTGACAGGATTCGTAAACTAGAAAGGTGGGTTTGGGGTGCTGGTGCCGTCATATCAGCAGCAATCACAATTATCGGAATAGTATCGGCAGCAGATGCCAAGGAGATCAATTATGGGAGCAATGACACCACCAAGCAGGAAATCCTGCTACAACTTCCGAGTAACAGAGATTAATCGTGTTCTTGATGGCGATACTATCGATGTCACTATTGACCTCGGGTTTGATCTATACAAGAAAGAAAGAGTTAGAGTTGCTGGAGTTGATACACCAGAGAAGAGAACGAGAAATCTTGAGGAGAAGGCTCTGGGACTAGATGCTACCAACTGGATGAAAGAAAAACTGGAAGGAGCAATTGCTGGTGACGATGAACTCTCTGTCAGAACTGAATTGGTTGGTGGCATGGGTAAGTACGGTCGCCTTCTTGGTTGGTTATATATTGGAGACGCAGAAGTATCATTGAACGAGCAGATGATTACTGAAGGGTACGCTCATGCCTATGATGGAGGCACTAAAGATATGAATCTAGAAGCACTAAGAAAAATTCGTAGGGAACATGGGACGCTGGTAGAATGATGAGTGGATTTTTTGTATTTGGATTTATAACTCTACTTTGTTATGGACTACATATAACATGTCCTATAAAAAAAGGTAAAGATTAAGATGCAAAAAGTAATTAATGTTTTAGCAGTTCTATCATTTGTAGGAATTGCAGGTATTGTAGGTGGTGGTTCTTATGTTTATCTTAATAAGGATTCTATTATTGAGAATGTAAAAGAACAAGTTGCTGCAGCAGCAACAGAAGCAATTGCTGGAGCACTTCCTGGAATGATGGATGCAGCAATGCCAGAACTTCCTGGAGCAACTGGTGGTGCTATTCCTATGGGTGAAAGTAAAGGAGGATCTGTTCCTGGAATGAAACTTCCTTAATGGCAGAGATTCGTGATATTGGTATTAGAAATGTGAATATTCGTCAAGTAATAATTCCAGACCGATTCGCAGCACCTCCAAGAATCCCATCTGCTGCTCCAATTACTGAGCAGGTGGGAGTCCCTATAATTGATATTCCTGGGTGTGTTGAAGCACACATTGAAAATAAACGTGGAAAGAATAGCGAACTGGTTGACGATGACCCAAAAGGGGCAAGAGTCTTTTGTGATGGCAATATGCCATCATTTAATCCAATCAATTATAATCCAGACGAATTAGATATAACTCAACCACCACCAGAACCTCCTGTCGTAAATCCACCAGAACCTCCTGCATCACCAGAAGTTCCTAAAGATGCTGTTCCAAAGGTAGAAGAGAAAGAAGTAGAGTGTCCTCCACCTAACGCACCACGTATTGGTGATGTAGCACAGAACCAGAAGGAAAGAGTATCTGGTTATGAATTACAGAATGGTATCTGTGTGACTCTCTATGAAGATGTTCCTTGGACGGCACAATACTTACCAGCACCACAGATAGCAGCGACCACTGCTGGTATCGCTGTAGTTGCTACTTCATCTGCTCTCTTGGCAAAACCACTGGCAGACATACTACTTAAAGTAATCAAACCTGCCATTAAAAAAGTAATAGCAAAAGTATCAAAACTCAGGGGGAAGAAGGTAAAGATTGACTCTCCAAGGGAGCGCCGAGATCTTCAGCGCGAACGCTCGAAGGCGATACGGACGTTGCGGAGGATGAAGGATGGGAAATAGGATGGCGATGTGGTGTAATAGAGTTCTTATTATCAACCACTACATCAGCACATATAGAATAGTATGGACTCCTTGGATGAAATCTAATTCCTTGCTTCATTAGATCTCCACAATTCTTAAGTCTTGCAATCTCAAAATCTAATCTTTTATTGGCAGTTAATTGTTGTTGTAGAGCAATCTGTGTTGCTGCTGCTTTTTTACATTGATCTTGTAATGATTTATCTAAAGGTTTACTCCAAGTCATAGAGAAACCTAAAGATAGGTTAGTATTATTTTTCTGTCCAGTTCTAGTAGGAACGTGGTAGAGAATGTCTCCTGGATTGTCAAGAGAGCCGTCCTCATTAAGGTCACGCATGTCATACACAGGATCCATATAGTATGGCTCATATGGATGCTGTTGAGAAAGTGATCCTGTAACGAATGGAGTCACATTCATAGTAGGACCCTGACAACTTATCCCGCCCCCATAAGTGTTAGTGATATATGGACCTTGAAGGACCTGGATCGCCTGATTGGTCACCGAGCCTGATGAGTTTGCGATTGGACTAGCGGTTGCACTCACACCCCCGACAGTCTCTGCATTTGCAGGGACAGTTACAATTACACTTAGAGCAGATAGACATATTGCTTTTATTGTTGGAAGATACTTGTAGTGTCGGTTACGCTTGTAACGGTGGTCTCTCTTTGAATTATCGTATGGTTTGAAAGACCAGGGCCAGAATAAGTTTCTGTAAACTGGAATGCTGCACCCGGTGTGGCCATTTTGTATGTTGGGGTCGCTGTTATCCCTTTCCATGATGAAGTCACTCCATTTATAGTTACATTTACATCACCAGTAGTAGGTGATAAAGTTCCACTTGTGGTTTCGATTCCACTACCTGTTGCAGAGTACTGATACCCTGTGTTATAATCCATTGAATTGATTGTCTCGGTCACGGTAGAAGTTGTCTCCGTGTGGCTAGTCATGGAGCCCTGGGTGAAGTTTGGAACTACCGGAACACTGTAGGCGGGTTGTACTAATCCATGAATAGTACCAAGAATCAATCCAAAACTAATTGCTTCTTGTAGTCTAGTCACGACTATTTAACCTCAATCAATAACGGTGATTTCAGAAACGAATTGTCCCGTGGCACTCGTTCCAGCCCCTCCCGCAGTTACTGCGACAGCACCATCTTGTCCGATAGTGCCTGCTAGCGAACCAGCAGTTCCAGCAGCATAAGAAGTATGACTAGAGAAGTTACTGACAGCACCTACAGCAGGAGCACTAGTTTCAATCGCATCACCTTGAGTAAATGAAGTGCTGAACGAGAATGCCTCTCCATTAGTGGCAGATAACTGGTTGGCACTGATTGTACCAGGAGTATAGATACCACTTGTGACGGTTCCAGTAGAAAGTGCACCTGAAGTAGTTCCGTCAGAGGTTCCTATATTTGAACCAGAAATTGCGTAGGAATTTCCTACTCTGGTTGCAGTGGTGCGAGCAGCATCAACATTGAGTTGAACACTAGAAGCGTGTTTAGTAACGAGTCCGCCAGCATAAGATGCACTTGCGGTCATCAATAACATAGTAAAAGCAAAAAGACTTGCTTTCATGTGTATACAGTCATTTATTTGTATTTAGCTTGACGCTTTTTGAAAGCTACGTTATACTAGACATATCCCAGACTCGTTAGCTCAGCTGGATAGAGCAACTGCCTTCTAAGCAGTCGGTCGTAGGTTCAAATCCTACACGAGTCGTTGTCCTTTTTATTCCTTATGGGCAAATATGATTTTGGTGGGCAACCACCAATAGCAGTCAACATCCTTAGACTCATTAGTGAGTTGGAAGGTTCTTCTCAAATGCTCAAATATATGGGTTTTGAAGAAGATATGAATGCTATTAATGAAATGAAGA